TTGATAGACCGATCCATCTAAAGAAGGAGTAATTGTAACATTAAACTTTTTTGCAGTTGCTTCTGAAATTTTTCTGTCGGATAAAGCACCAAAATTAGAAGTGATGATAGTAGTTGGTTCTTTTTCAACAGAGGTATTTTTAGAAATAGGAACGACTTCTGATTTGTTGTCGTAATTAGGTATCCTAGTCTTACAACTAAAACAATATGCTGATCCATCTAGATTAATACATAAGCATTTCTTATGATTACATACTGGACAATCTTGGTGAGTTTTGGAATAACCTGTAGTTTTATCTGTGTTCATGTTTGCTCCTTCTCGTTTTAAAAATCTGTGGTAGTTTTATGGTTCCGAAGATAACTACCAACTCCTCCAACAGCAACATAACCATCGGTCTTTACCCTGTCTGTCTACAGCAGTATGTGCGCTTTTATAGTCATCTAACAATCCATACATCTCATTGTTAGGAAGACTTATGGTAGTTTTGATATAGCAGACTACCAACTGCTTCTACGCTAGTTTGATTTGTTTACCCACAGCTTAAATTACTAGCAAAGTCTGTGCGCTTTTAGATAAAGCGTTGTTTATATGATATCTCAGCCGATACTATGTATGGACTACTGTATCAATAACTTTAAATGATTTACTTTTCACATACTTTATCTTTAATTAATCCTCTTCAGGAGGAAAAGCATCTGTCTCTTCGATGTCAACTTCAGCTTCTTCTTCTTCTTCTTGTTGAGGTTCTTCTCCGTTCATTAAACTAATGAATACATTTGTCCACCCTTCTTTACGAATATGAGTATCGATTCTTCGATCATCAAGCTTAACTGCTTCAGATTCAAGAACAATGAGATTGTTAAATGCTCTTAACCTTGCAGGAGTATCCATTTCACTTTGTCTATATACCACACCTTGAATGGTCAGTATAATATCGTTTTCTTCATTCATAATAAGTACCTATATAATTAAAATTGAAGTTCATCATCGTCAGGAGAATATTCTACCAACTTTGTTACCATAACAGCTTGAAGTTCAAAGAATTTACCATAGCGATTTTCATAAGGCTTAACTTGGATTTGACCCTCAGAACCATTTCCAACATTTGCATCTAAAGGCTCTTTGTTTTTATCCAGGAGTTTAGGTGCTTCGTTTTGAATCTCCATCTCTTGTCCTGTTTGACGATCTTTTATTTTTCTTGAAACCGATCTTTTGGCCGTTATTCGATGTTCACCTTCGTCATTGGTGTTCACTCTAAAACCATCGGATATAAGCTGTTGTGCATCTTCATCACTTATTACAGCAGTTACAGTATATTTGTGAGGTTCAAACCTCGTTTGTGGAGTGGTTATACTTGCCCACTCTATAGATAATGCGTTTATTAGCATGGCTATTTTCCTCTCTTACTTTATTATTATTATTGTTAATTTAAAATTTTTAGTAGGTGCAGTACCTTTAACTCCGCTGTATCTGCCTTGTCTGTTATAGTATTTCAACTGGAGTACCTACTTTTCTATCCGTCTGCGACCAACTCAGCCCTGCTTAACTCTTATGCAGATTTTATTTTTAGCGTTGGCTCTCATGGATAGATTAATCTTTTTCAATTTCTGAGATTCTATCAGTCAATGTAGCTTCCAACTCAGATATCTGATCGGCCAACGAATCTTCCAAGCTTTCAATTCTATCTAAAACATAAGTGAGTTCGTTGTTTATTTCTTCTACAATAACGATAAGTTTTTCTCTTATAAAATCTTCGTTTACGGACATGTTTTTTCCTCTTGATTAAATTATACTGTATTATATCAAATTTTAAAGTTCATTGCAAGTCTTTTCCCAACTTTTTGTTGGTCTTAGGATAAGGTTTAATATCATACCTTATAGCTTTTTTTAAATGTTTTTTCTGTTTCCTGGATGCTAGTATTTGAATATATCTATGTTTTCTTGGTCTTTGAACCAAAATCGTTCTTTCATTGATGTCTTTTATATCTGTAGAAATCATATGTCTTCCATGTTTTGTTTTTGATCCATCTACGAAAACTCTATCTGTTCTTTTAGCAGACAATCCTAAGTAAATCCAATTGGTTGCTTGGTAAACATATCCTACATGATCTTGGTCGCTGTCAGCATAGGATATTATGATACTAGGTTTAGGAAGTAGTTTTAAACTGGAAGCAATTAAAAAACTGGCTTCATTTTTTTCGTTATGTTTCAAAACTAATCTGTTTAACTCTAAAACTTTTTTAGCATGTTCACGACCACAAAGGCCATCACAAACTCTAGGAGATGCAGGTGAGCCATATGTTATACAACCAATAAGTTTGTTCTCTTTAAATAAACCAAAAGCATAAGAAACAGAAGGCATCCTCTTTGCATAATGTATGCCAAGAATGTAAGGTTTTGTTTCGTTATAACTAATTGGTTTTACTTTATATATTTCTTTCATTTTCATCGTTTTCACAGAAGGCAACAGTCTTAAACTTGTTTGTGTTTTCAAGTCCTAGACTGAAACCTCCCATGCCTGTGAATAAATCTAAGACTTTAAGACTCATAATATCTTAAACGATTCTCATATTTTGAATTAATATCATCCATTTTATCTCTGTATTCTGCTTCAAGATATCTTCTTTCTCTTTCTTGCTCATATTTAATACTAGCAATCAGTTCTTTTCTGCGAACAGCAGGTTTGATTTCTAAATAGAGTCTCCACTCTTCTGCATATTTACTAGGAAGGTCTTGATCATATCCTCTCGCACTCAATCCATCTTTGATTGCATGTACTTTTCTTTGGCCATTTGCTCTGAGCCTTCTTTTCAATTGAGGATTCCTAAACTTTTCTTCTAGCTTAAAGAACAAATCTGCTTCCTCTTTTTCTTGTTTGGTTTTGTATGGTATTCTATAACGATATGCATGTGCCATGTTTTTTTCCTCTTATTTAGTTAAATTAATAAATCTTTTTGAAGTTCTTCTACTGTTAAATTAGGATTCTTTTTAAGTTTTTTATACACCCACCTCAAAGAAAAAGCACTTAACAGATAACGATTGTTTATAAATACATGAGTTTCATTAGGTAAATAACTCTCTAAATTTTTTAAATTTATTTCTTGTTCGTCTGAAGGCGCAATACTGTTTAACCAACTGGCCAGGAGAATCTTACTTTTCTTTCTGAGTTGTTTAGCTTTCTTTCCGTTCATTCAGACACCTCCTCCTCTTTCCATATATCCACTATATTCCCATCAACCTCA